TCGAACCGGTGGTCTAGGCATTGGGGAGCAAGCTCCGCAAGGGGCCCAGGACCCATGCCGAATATTCAGTCCCAGAAGGATGTCCGGACAGTAACCCTGTTCGCTATATCTAACTGGTCATTGAATGACCCTCCTTTACCTCTTGGGTTAATAGAGGTGGAGTCCGTCCAGGCTCTATAAACCTGGATTTCGGCCCTAGTTCCATCTAGGTGGTAGTATCATTCATCTCTGCTCGGCCTTCCGGTCTTAATCGGAAGTGCTCTGAAGAGAATGGATGTTACCGAAGGGGTCCCTCCCTGACGGCAGCCGAAAGCTGTTACCTTTTAGGTGGTAAAATCTTTACGACTCCCGCTTTGGGAACGACTTTAGTGTAGCCCCATGCACTTTAGGAATTATCCGTAGTCCAGAGATGGATCAACGGACCCCAAAGGCAAAGAGGATCGACTAATTCGGTATTGTCGCATCTGGTCCGAAAGGACCCAGTACCTGGTTGAATAGGCCAGAATACTGTGAATCTTGACCTTACGGCTGAGATTCCAGAATGGATGATACTGCTGTTGAAGTGGGACTAGGTGGGTAGTCAAGAGAAACGACCTTAAAACAGTCTTTTCGAAATCTACTCAAAGACCAGCTCGCCGAAGCGACCTGCTCCCCGAATTTATTCGGAAAGAGACCGGTCAAAAGGTCTACTCTTTAACTAAAATGTCGAAATGAATAAACTATATAACATAATTTATCCAAGTCTAATTAAAGTTTCTAGAGCTTTCCATTCTACAAGGAAATGGCATCAACGCCCGGACCATCGGCTGTATAAACAGCTCGACTGGAATCAGATTAAGGGAGGCCACTATGCAGTGGTCGATCCAATGGATCCCTCCAATATCTTATATCTGTCGCCGCGTTCATACATTTCTGCCCAGAAAACCTGGATCAGTAATGATGTAGCAGTGGTAGTTTTAGCTACTCCAACAGACACTCCAGTTGATCCGTCCTCTTCATCTAACGATCCAAACCTTAAGGGTTCCCCCAAAAGGTCCCAGCATAGTTTTTTGAACGATGGCTTGGGCTCTAATCGAGATGCTAAAGGACGTATATGGGGACTATTTAGTAGTCCTATGATTAAATTTATTAACCATTACGTCTCTAACAAATCGGCTAGAGTGAACCAGGAGATTAGCGAGAATATTCCTCAGCCCGCGGTCGAAGTCAATGAGGGAAACCTCATGGACTTAACCTTGGAGTGGGGGCACCTCCTTCACTTCAAGCTCTTTGGCCTGGCATCTGGACGAGGATTTCGTGACTCGTTGAATGGGTTCGCGGAGCACGTCCTGTTAATCTTCCGATCACAGGGCGGTCTTACCTTGACTAAGAGATTAAAAATCTACGCACTTGTTATAAAGGCGTTCTTAGGTAAGAATCCTTATACTTCAACTGAAAAGTTGGGTATTCGGATCGCCCTGTGTAACGGATTACCCAGAGCATTACCACCACGAGCACGGAGCGTACTCCGGTCACGCCCGGTTCAAAGTATTCGACTATGGATCTCCTTGATCCATTATTATAAGGCAATGGTCGTGAAAACACCAATGCCGGATCTATCTGGAGTCATCTCGACTCCCGTAGTTCTCCCAGAATGGGTTGTACAGGAGTTTACTTTGTTCCAAACAAGGTTTTTAGACTTGTTTAAGGACGTGTTGAACCGAAAGCCTAAACCAGACTATTCGGAACCAGAGTTCTACTCTTCATTCAAATCGGGGCCTAATATGAGACCTGCGTTAGCCGGGTTATTACCCGATCTATTCGCGTGGTTTCGTCTTTTGGCTATCCGAGATGGATGGATGAGTGAAACTCTGAACCAGAGACCGTTAACCAGTAAGACTACGGTGAAAGATCTTGTTAAGATTTGTCTTGACTTGATCGATCATGCGGAGTCATTGGTATCTTCAGCTCTTAATGATTCTCAAGCGAGCATCGCTGCTCTCAAGTTAATCCCCCTATTCCGCTTTTCAACGGTTTGGGGCATCAACAAGTGGCTGTTAAAGGCCATCTTGAAGATGATACCAGAGATGAAGACCCAGATTACTGACCAAACGGGTTACAACAAGGCTGCCGGCGAATATGACTTTATGGCTCTATATTTAGATATGGAACGAGAGGCAAAAGGCGAAAAGCCCGCTGCTCCTCGGGACCAGTCTAAGTTAAGAGTCTCTAAAGGCGTATACGACTGGCATGCCGGGTTGTTCGCTTCGTTATCCATGGGAGATAAGCTGCCTGGCTTCTACGATACAGAATCGTCCACACCTTTTACGACCGACACTTCAATCAAAACATCTGCGACTTGGTCGTGGATGTCAGATTTTAGTGAAGAAAGCAGTCGCCCTCTCTTAACCAAACTGGCTTTTTTACAGGAGCCAGCCGGAAAAGTTAGGGTAATTGCTATCGTAGATTGGTGGAGCCAGCAGACCCTAAAGCCCATTCACGAATGGCTATTTTCTCTTTTGGCGTCACTTCCGACGGATGCTACCTTCTCACAAGAGGGTAGTCTCCGTTCTTTTGCGAAAGAGGTTGGAAAGAATGTATATTCTTTCGATCTCAAATCCGCAACGGAAATGATTCCTCAAGAACTATACACCATAGTGCTTGGTGCTTTCTGGTCTCAGGAGAGAGCTTCGTCATGGATGGCCTTATTAACTGACCGATGGTTCAGATACACATATCGTGACCCCGTCACGAATGAGATTCTGAAGTCTGGAGTGACCCGTTACCGTCGAGGGCAACCCATGGGGGCTTTGTCCTCTTGGGCTTCGATGGCCATTGTGCACCATTCGGTGCTCCAGTACGCTGCCGCCAAAGTACAAATGTACCCCTTTTGGGGATACAGGATACTCGGTGACGACATCGTAATCGGGGATAATAAGGTCGCCCAATCCTACCTTGCGGTTTGTGAAATGTTACAAATCCCAATCTCCCTTCCAAAATCCCTTCAATCATCTAATGGGTTCTTTGACTTTGCGTCTCAGATACTCCAGTATATGAGGAACTTCTCACCAATTTCATTGCGTGAGGAGCTCTCGGCTTACAATCCTTGTAAGCGCGTTGAAATGGCGTTAAGGTTGGTCAGAAGGGGGCTCGTAGATTTCAGCAAACCCGGCTGGTTCTCTTCTTACCTGAAGCTTGTCGTGTGTCCTACTGTCTATAAACAGATAGTGGATGCGCGGAAGTTAGGGAAGTTAGATATAGCTGCTAAGGTGGTCTTAATTCAGACCTTGGGTACTCTTGAGCTCTTACCTTTACGGTTTGGGCTTGAGGGTATGCCAAGGGTC